TCTGTTCTTACAGAATGACATTGCATAGAGATATCATCTGCACGTTTGACAACTTCTAATAGATCTTTGATTTCTAATTTTAGATTATTAAAATCTTTTGCAAGTTTTGCACCTTTAGTTTGTAACATGCTAACTCTTCCAATTTTAAAGTCATCATCAATTATCTGAGTACAAGTAGGACACTCATCATGAGTTTCTAAAAACTTAATATCTTTTTTTGCATGTTTTAGTTCTGCATTTATCTCTGCTTTATTACTTTCAAGATCAGAAATTACTGCTCTTTGATCATCAACGTTATCTAATTCTTCTTGTAATCTATCTAATTCTAATTTATTTTTTTCTCTTTCTTTTTCTAATCCTTTGATCAACGCATCATTCTGAGTGATCTTAAGTTGTTTCTCATCCTGTCTTGTTTGATTAACTGCTGTTAGAGAATTAAGTAATTTTTGTTGAGATTCAACTTTCTCTTTCGCTAGTCTCAACATGTGAGCACAATCTTTATTCTGACTATTCGCTGACCTTACTCTGTCTTTCAACAGATGATTCATGTTTGAGAAGATATTGATGTCCAATAGATCTTCGATAACTTCTCTGCGGTGAGGTGCGGATAGTTGCATGAAGGGGACAAATGTGGATGAACCCAAGATGACGACTTGTGTAAAGGACTTGAAGTTGAGTTTGAGAATTGTTTGTTCAAGATATTTCTGCGTGTCCTTAACCGCAGCGTCTTGGTCAATGAGTTTGTTATTGTGATAAAGTTCAAAGACATTTGGTTTGATACCTCTAAAAATACGATAGTCGTCTTTACCAATAGAAAATTCTAGTTCTACTTTGGTAGACTTTTCATTGATACTATTTACCAGTTGTCCTCTTTTTATCTTACGGAAAGGTTTATTAAATAAAGCAAAACAAAGTGCGTCTAATACAGTAGACTTACCTGCACCATTTAGTCCAATAATCAAAGTTGATGAACTGTCTGTAAAATCAATTTCAGACCATTGATCACCTGTGGAAAGAAAATTCTTCCACTTAATTTTTTCAAAAACAATCATTTAATCAAATTTTGGAATAGTCAATTCATCAGGTTTTATTATAGCATAGTTATATCCATAACTGTCACAGTTCATAGCAATTATATCTGTGTCTACTTCCATTATATCCCATGGACCTCCGTTCGCTTCTTTTGCTTCTAACAATGTCATATATCTAACAGCATCATCTTCTTCTTCAAAGACTTGTACTGTTTTTATTTTGGTTTTGTCTTTTACTGCGTAGACACCACCTCTTTCTTTTTGAGTTAGAATAAACATTATAGTGCACTTGCCTCGACGTATAGCGATCTCATAATATTTTTAATATTACTTTTGTTCGCTTTGATATCTATCTCATCTATGTAGGTATCTAATAGAGTCATAGTATCTTCGGTCTCTACAACAGATCCATTCTCGATTCCCACACTTATGTCTTCGATAATTTTAAGATCTGCTAAACCAATATCTTGTAATTGTCTTACTCTATAATCAAACTTAGAATAATCTCCTTTATTTTCTACAATTAATTTGACGAATGCTCCTTCCAATTCTTTCTCGTTCGGTATGCTAACTCCAGAATCATAGTGAAGCTTATAAAAAATATCAAAGGGATTTCTGTAAAAAGTAGTTCTGAGAGTTTCTGTGTCGAAGACATGGAATCCTCTTTTGCATTTGTAGTCATTCCAATAAAGTTGATAAGGGTTTCCTAGATAATAGATATTATCTCTATGTGATTTTTGATGATAGTGTCCTGTAAATACTTTTTTAAATTTACTTACAAATGAAGGATCCATTCCATTTTCCATGTAATGACCAGGATGTGCTTCAAAACCATTTAACTCTAGATGTCCCATGGCAACTGAAGCAGGACTTTGAGTTATGGTATAAAGAGTTTTATCATAGTTATCATCACATATCCAAGGAATAAAACAGATATCTAATCCACCAAAATTAACTGTGCATGGTTCATCATACACTGTAATGTTATCATAAGAACCAAGTAGTTCTTTAGGAGCATTTACTCTTAAAGTATTTTTATAGTAGATATCATGATTACCAACAATCATATGCATCTTTACACCCAACTCTACGAGAGGGTCAAACCACATTTGTTTTGCCTCGTTTAGAGACAAGAAGTTGATAGATCTACGTTTATCAAACGTATCACCAAGATTAATTACAGTATCAATACCTGATGCTTTAATAAATGGAATTACAATTTGACTATAGAATTTTCTATAGTGATTAATAAAATGTACATTATCATTTCTTACACCGAAATGTTGGTCAGTGATTAGTAATAACTTCATCCGAATCTTGCTCCTGGTGGTTGTGATCCCATAAGATCTTTAAAGAAAAATGTCAATGTCAATCTCTCTTGATCTTTACCAAAAGTTCTGGCACAATGAGATACCTGACTATCATAAGCAATCATACGATTAAAAACATTTTCAAATGAGATAGACAGTTCATATTGATTTTGTACTCTATTATACGCTTTTTCATAGTCTTCGTCAAGCACTTGTTCACCACTGTAATGTTTATGCTCTATAATTGTATCGTCATTCTCTGTCCATGCGTAACCATCTTTCTCAATATAAAGGTCAGTTCCTGTGTCTTTTTCTGGGACTCTATTAAGATAAATGAGACCTGCAAATAAAGTTGATGAATCTTTATGCACCCACCCACGATTTTTAGGATGATGTTGATCAGGATGTAATGGTCTTATTTTATGAAAACGTATCTCTGCATTCCAATTTACATTATTATAATTACTCCAATTATTACTATGATAAAAATTTCTTAGAATGCGATTGCCTACATACCTATCTAGGTTTTGATCAATATTATAAAGAGTATCAGATCGTACACCAGGATACTGATTTGCTTCTGCAGGAAAATACTCTAAAGTTTCTGCATAGTTAACAATCTTTTGAGGATCTGGAAAGAAATGCTCACATGATATAATAGGAAACATAATTAAAATCTAGAGAACGGAGGATTAGGACCACGAAGTTGGTGAAAGAAAAATGCTATAGTTAATCTCTTTTGTTTGTGTCCAAATGTATGCACTCTATGTGCCTGTTGATTATTGAAGACCATCATACGATTATATCTATTTTCTACTCTAATAGTTTCTTCCCACTGATCATTTATATCTCTCCATGCTTTTTCATATTCTTCATCAGATACTGAAGAGGGATCTTTATAGAATTGTCTCTCTACAGTAATAGCATCAGGTCTACTCCAAAAGTATCCTTTTTTAGTTTGAAGAATATCAGTTCCTGTACCTGGTTCTGGATCAGGATTTAGGTAAATGATACCACCAAACTTAATTGACGAATCATAATGTGCCCACCCACGATTTTTTAAATGATATTGTTCTTCATGTGCAGGTTCAACAATTTGAAATCTAATATCAGCAACCCAGTTTAAATCAGTTGTTCTAGAAAATTCACCTGCATGAAACCATGATCTAAGAATACGTTGACCAATATACCTATCTAAGTCTCTATCAATGACAGAAAAAGGTGCAGATCGTGCACCAGGATATTGTTGTTCTTCGGCAGGTGTAAACTCTAGAGAATCTGCTAGTCTTACAAGTTCATCAGGTCTGTCGAAGAAATTATCTTGAACAGTAGTAGGAATCATCTTTTAGAATTCATTTCAACACGGGATTTGATTTGATTATATTCTGCTCCTCCATCTCCATCAACACTGAACACATGATCGTATCCAGACTTCTCTAAAATTTTATCTTTAATATCCATCTGACGTTTCTCTTTTGCAATACGTCTTAGGAATGCATAGTATACAATTTGTGTAAAATATGCAAATGGATTTCTTGATTTGGCAGGATCAAAGTTGTCGATGTACTGAATACAGTTCTCAATACCATCACAGACCATATCATCCTTATACATGTAGTTAATAAAGTTTGGTCTATATGAAAGATGCGTAGCAATTTTTAAAAAACATCCACCAATATAATTACTGACGCGAGGTTTTGGTAAGTTTTTTTCTTTAGCAATATCTACTTTCTCTTTATACTTAATAATTGCAGCAAGAAATTCTTGGTTATCAACATAGTGTTGTCGCTTTTTAGGTGCTGCTTTCTTCATATAGGTTTTATTTGATATTCAAAGTATAACATAAATGGAGGGGCTTGACAACCCTCAACATTCTATGTATACTAACACTGTAAGGGTTCAAGAGCGATATAGATTCTCAAATCTTTTTCTAGCTTCTTCAATTTTTCCTAGATACCCCTCGGAATCTTTTGCAGGTGACTGTCTTTTATGAGGTTCATTTGGGTCGAGGTCGCCACCGATAAACGCTTCATACATTAATATAATTGGTTTAGACATAGTTCCCATTGTAAC